GGACAAAAGTCCTACTACAATCATAACGTACAAAATAATCGCGTCAGGAGAAATCCTAGGAGCCGGAGACTTCTCGACCGTCCAGCTTCCAAGAGGAAGCGAGGAAGCCTCGTCGCTCTCTTCCTCAAGCTCTTCCTCAAGCTCTTCCTCAGGCTCTTCAAACGCCTCGTACTCGTCTCCTGAAGGCTCGTTCACCTCGACCGAGACAGGAGAAGCCGCAACCTCTTTTACCTGAGGCACGAATTTCGCTTTCCGCCGCATAATGCCTGTTGATACAGCGTAACGGAAATCGAACCTATATTTCTGAACGTCTTTTTCCCACACTGCCATGCGAGCGTCAAGTTCTTCGGCACTCATTGATAATGTCTGCTCGAACTCAGGAAGCGTACAAACGATACCGTTTTCAAAGATGACTTTCTCCCTGCCTTTCAGGTATTCCATACCGTTTACAGGATGTTTCTTAGTTGGATTTGCCATCATACACCTCCATAATCCTTCTTACAGCCACATTGAGAAACTCTTTTTTCAGCTCCACGCCGACGAACTTGCGCCCAAAACGCACCGCGCTCACTCCTGTAGTTCCGCTTCCCATAAACGGGTCTAACACGATCCCCCCCGCCTCGCAGTGGTTCTGCACGAGCATATCAGTAATAAGCTCAGGCTTGCACGTAGGGTGCCCCCATTTATGTTTATCAACCACATTCAAAGGAGTTGCCCACCAAGTCTTTTTCGTAGCTGCCGTACCAAGTACCTTAACTCCCTTCTCACGGAAAAACAACACGAATTCAGTGTCCGTGATATATTTGTTTCCGCAGGCAGGTATCGGATTTGTCTTATGCCATGACAAAATATTGTAGTTGCAGCCTTTTCCTTTAACAAAGTAATCAAGTAAAGGTATAATCTGTTTCTGTGAACAGAAAATACAGATATTGATTTTCTTCATAACACGGCACATCTCGTCTAAAAAGTCAGGAGAAAACCCGTCGGCAATCCCGTGAGCTTTAAGCTCCTTCACGTACCGCTTGTCCTTCTGCTTATACATTCCGGCTCCGCTTGTCGCAACCTCATACGGCGGGTCAGTGATGATGCAGTCAACGCACCCGTCCGGGAACAATCTCAGCCGCTCCAAGCTGTCACCAAGATAAACCTCAGGCTTCAGGTCGTCACTAAAATATGACCGCTGTGTCGTCGGTTCCTGCTTCACTTTCTGCCCTGTCATTTTGTTTAATTCCCCCAAGCCACGCTGCAAGCGCGGCGTAATATCCGTTCTTATGGCTCTCCGAGGCGCGGTAAACGAAGATGTCACTTTCGCTTACGCCGTCCGCCATCAGCTCCGCCTTGAAGTCGTCCACTATGTTTTTCGGCGTGATTATCAGCGTCGTCTTTCCCTTTCTTATCGCGGTCTGCCCCGCTATCAGGCTTTTTCCCGTTCCGCACGCGGCCTCCACCATCGTGTATGGCCTTTTCGCCGACCGCTCTATTATCCCCTTCTGGTACGCCCACGGCTCCCTCATGCTCGTTCCTCCTGCAATCCCTGCACACGACCTCTATGGTCGCGTCGGGCTTCCATATGCTCTGCAAGCCCTTCGCGTCAAGCAGCATGCAGCACTCCCACACCGTCCGTGTCTCGCCGAACAGGCGACCGCAGCGGTCGCACCTAGCCTCGTAACTCAAAGATTTCCTTCCTGCTCGCCTCGCCGATGAGCTCCGCGCCCACGTCCAGCGAGCCGTAGATGCGCTCCTCCACGGAGCCCTCGACCAGAAGGCGGTAGGCGTACTTCATTCGCTCCGTCTGTCCGCGCAGGAAGCGGTGCCTCGACTGGTAATCCTGCTCCACGCTCGCGTTCGAGCAGGCGTATATCGTGTAGTCGCAGTTCTTCATAAAGTTCACGCCGTATGAGGCGGACTGCTGGTTTGCCACGCACACGCGGTACTTCCCCGACAGGAAGCCCTCGCGCGTGTCCGCCTTCTCCCTGTCCGTCTGGTCGCCCGAATAGGCGCAGCACGGTATCTTCGCCTTCTCCAAAGCCTGCAACACGCAGGCCATGAAGTTCTTGCGGCTAGACCACACGACGACCTGATGCTCCTCGGTGTCTATCTCGTCCAGAAGCTCCATGAGAGCGTCCAACTTCGGGTTCTCCGAGAGCGGCCTATACTCCGCCTTCGGCTTGTCGCACTGGTCATGGAACGGGCAGGTGTTCCGCAAAATCCCCTCCTGCTTCCCGCAGGAAAGGCAGGAGGAGACCGGCTCGAAGCCGTTGCACACGTCCAAGAGGCGCTGCCCCATCTCCATAGCGGCGTTCTTGCCGAGCACGAGGTTGTCCGTGAAGCCGAGCTTCACGAGCTGGCGGTACAGGTCGGCGGCCTTCTTCCCGAGGCGCACCTTGCGCACGATGGGCTTCTCTATGTACCGCTCGAGCCTCGTGTCGAAGGCGTCGGCGCGGCTCACGACCTCGGTGCAGTCCGCGAAGCGGCGCATGAGCGCGGTCGTGTCCTTGAACGGCGTGTACTCCTTGTGTGCCATAATCCACTGCTGGTTCTCCTCGCTCACGCTGTACGAGCGGTAAACCGCCGCCATCGCCTCGGAGAGCCGTGCGGGGCCGCCGAAGTTGTACGCATTTATGAGGCGGCGGCGTATGCCAGTCCAAGAGGCCAAGTCCTTCTCGCCCGAGTGCTCGGGCATGAGCACCCGCCGCCCGCGCCCTATGTGTATCGTCATCATAACGCAGTATTTCTCGGCGAGCTCGAACATGCTCTCGGCGAAGGCGTTCTCGTTCAAGAACTGGTACTGGTCTACGATGTTGAGTGGGGACTTTGACATGAGCGTTCCCGTGAGCGCCATGCGCTCTCCGTACCGCGAGAGCAGCTTTATGAGCCGCGTCCGCGTGCTCTTGTCCTTCTCCGCAGTCGGCGCGGTCGTCTTTATCTTCGAGCTCTCGTCGAGCACTATGAACGGGTCGGAGACGCAGGAGAGGAAAACCCGCACGACCTCCGGCAAATCCGCCGTGGTCAGCTCCTTCTTCCCCTTGAGCCCCGACGGGCTGAAAGCCTCCGTGTTCACGATTACAAAACGCTGTCTTTCCCGCATACGAAATCCTCCAGATTATAGGTGAGCCCCGCCACCTCTTTCGCCCTAGCCGCCACGTCGGCGGCGTCTATCACCCACACACGCCCGCGTGCCTTGTCGCGCCTGTCGCCCACGGCGACCTTTATGTTGAGCCTCGGATGCGCGGCGTAGAACCTCGGCTGCGTCGGCTGCATGATGAACCTCCCCCTGCCGTCCGTCACCTTGAGCTCGTAAAGCTCCACGTGGCTTCCGCCCCACACAACCAGTACGTCCGGGAACCCCGGCTCCGTCTCCTCTGTCTCCACGCAGAACACGTCGGGCGGCGAGCCGTCCTTCCGCCTCAGCATGCGACAGAACCGCCGCTTGAAGTCCGCCTCGCTCGTGAAGGGCGCGGCGAAGTCGTCCGCCTCAAGCTCATGCCTCATACATGACCTCCATTCCGACTGCCTGTGCGACGGAAAGCTCCACCCTCGCTCCGGCGCTGTCCTCCCAGCCCTTGAGCATGTAGATTACATCGCACCTGAGCAGCATGCGCAAGTCCGCCCTCATATAGTCGCCGTACTTCGGCCTCTTCCCGAGCGCCTGAAACGTCGCGTCCAGGCTGTCGCCAATCTCCCGGGGATTGTGCACGACCGCGTATCCCTCTGACTTGAGGTACGCGTAGGCTTGGTCGAAGCACTCCCGCCAGCCCTCCGGGTTCGTCGTTATCGGGCCCGATATGTACACGGTCTTGTCCTGTCTCTCATATCTTGTTCTCTTAAACATAGCTTATCCTACCATGAGTTAAATATGTTGTCAATAGATTTTGCAAAAGTTTTTGAAAATCTTTTAGAAAACGACCGCCGCTTCCTCGGCCTCGTCGTCCTCCACCTGCGAGCAGAACTGAGCGAATGAGATGTCATCATCTTCCTGCTTCAAATATTCCTTCACAATGCTGCGGAAAGCAGGGAAAGTACCGTTATGAATAGCTGTGTAAGCTCTTCTTACGAAGTCCTCGCACTCGCCAAGCTCAGGCGACCACTCAACACCGTCAGCCCATGACGTACCGATTTCCGGGCAGGAAATGATAGGAAGGTCAACGTCGCTTGAAGTTTCCATAGCCTTGCGGATTTCAAGAGTACGCTGAACGGCTTTCTCAACATCAGTACAGTCAATGTCGAAGTCGTCCTCATCGTGTACGGAAAGAACAAGCTCGTCGATTGCCTGCTTTACGATATTACTGTTCCAGTATGTGAGCATAGCCGCGAACAGTGCGATTGTAGCGAGCTTAGTCATGTCAGAGGCAGAACCCTGAATAAGATAGTTCATAAACTTGTATGCGTCCTTGTCACGCCCTGCCCTCATGTGGATGCGGCGGCCTGCAAGGGTACGGATATAGCGTCGTTTCATAACGACCGACTGAACCTGCTCCATAAGCTCGAAAAGCCACGGAGCCGCGCCTGCAACCTTCTCGTAAAGCTGCTCGGCAAACTCCTGAGACCAGCCGAACTGTGTCATCATGCGAGGGATTTGCATACCGTAAGACACGCCGAAGCGAAGGTTCTTCGCGAACTTTCTTCCTGCCTTTGCTCCGTGCTCGGCAGCCAGTCCTGAAACTTCAGTAACGTATGAGTGCTCGTCGAGGAACGGGTCAGCCTTGTACATATTGCGGATTTTCTCTCCGTTCTTTCCCGGAGCGAATTGAGCCGCAAGCCTGTTTTCCTGAGCTGAATAGTCGAACTTCACGAAAGCATGTCCCTTCTCGGCTACGAAGCACTCACGGCACATCTTTGCAAGGTCTACTTCCCTGTCTGTCTTTTCAAACAAAACTGTCTTTGAAGGACAGTTATGTACTCTGAAACCATTTGCAATAAATGAGTGGTCAGAAGAAGCAACTTCTATGTCGTAGACTTTGTAGCGGCCCGCAACTGCATGTGTAACTTCCTGTGTGCTTTTGGTGTACACAAGGCCAAGTTGTCCAAGCTGTTGTTTAAGGGATTCGTATCTATGTGATGCACATGAAGGCTTCTTGGCAGGTCGTCTACGTCCAGACCAAGTGCCTCCGCGAATACCACCCTGTGAGTAAGAACTCTTCGGAAGCCATCCGTACCACGTTTCGCAAGCGTTGTGTATCCATGACCATCCAAGCACTCCCCCTTGTATGTTGGTGGACGTTCCCCGGTCTGACCGTTCTTTTTGAAGCGAGCTTGTGCAACCCTCTGATTGTGTTGCTCCGCTCTCTGCTCTTCTGTCAGATAAGTCAGGAGAAAGTTCCGGCCCTTCTTGTACGAAATCTTGTACTTCATACAGAGGTCTCTTAGAAGAGGCTGAGCCGGTGACACATACTCTTCCACGAACTGTCTTGCTAAGGTTTCGTTCGTGTATGCCTCCGCAGTCCTTTTGTGGTTCAGAGATACAATCGCTTTTCGCTCTTCTTCCGGCACTATCTTGACAATCCATTGGCGCACTGTCTCCTTGTGGGTACAGAGTACTTCCGCAATTTCGGCTAAAGTCAGCGAGTGCCTGTATAGGTATGCAGCCTGTTCCTGTTTCGATAACATCTGTGGCATATAAATCCTCCGCCTCTTCCCAAGTAGTTCCATTCCAAAACTTATGCTCGGGAGTTGTAATGATTGCAGACTGAGATTTAGCACTTACCGTGCAAACACAGTCTTTAATACCTTTATACCACACGCTAGTAACAGTAGTCAAGTCTCCGTTACCGTTATATACTTTATCTCCTACACGAAGCTGCTCAATAGGCACGTATCCGTCAGGAGTAAGTACACCTGTTCCTTCTGCCAAGCACTGCTGGAGGTTTGGCATTACAGCGGATAGTCTGCCAGTTTGACGTGCCCCCACTACGTTGAATGTACCATGCAGGCGATAATCGTCAGCGTCAGGATGTAAAAACTCTCCGCTGTCAGAGAAAGCAGGGAAAGAAAGCCCGTTCTTGTGTGCGACTATAA